AATGACACTACTCGCCAGCTTCTATACGGTTCGTCTATCATGGAGATCCCCACTAGCGGCGTGTCTGGAACTACTAGCTGGGGTGGCAATCAGATCTTTACTGTTAATAACGATATTGACGCGCTAGGTGATTTATATATCCAGGTTGGTGTAAAATGTGCTGCCGCCCCTGTCACATCTAAGACCGGTCAGGGTATTGTAGCAAATGGAACTCTGAAGGCCGTTCCCGACGGGTTTACATTTAATAACTTCGGTCTTGCCTCTATTATCGATCGCGTAGAATTCCAGGTTGGTACTCAGATTTGGCAGACATTAGAAAATGATGACATTCTCGCCTGTAACTGCACTGAGATGGGAGAGGGTGTATTTAAGAAGTTTGGTGTTCAGGCTAACGGGTTTGTTAATACCAATGGTGTCGAATTGGATACATCGGGTAGAACTTCCGCTATCTATGAACCCAATTCTATCAACTCGGTTGGTAACGGTACTGAAGACAACCAGGTCCACAGCGCCAGTCTTGGCAATTCTAACGATTGTTACAACTACTCGCCTCTAGGTGCTGGGACTCTCGGTTCTGGTTTTACACTCGACTCTCTAGTAAATACTGGTAAGTCTACACTAGCAGGTGGTTTCCAGGAAGTCGCCGCATCTGCGTCCGCCCCCCAGAGCCGTAGTATGTTCCTTCGTCTTCCCCTACTTACAAAGACAATGGCTCCCGAGCTTCAAGGTTTCACCGAGAATACCGAGAACGGTTATTTAATGGCGGCCGCGCCCCACCAGTCTGTTAAGATTAAGGTATATTTCACAGATGATCTATCTAAGGTCTTCACTGATTCACACGAGAGCATTGTTCCTACAGCCAGTCAAGTCACTATTGAGCCCGGTAAGCTATTTGGTCGTTGCATGATTATGTGTAACGAGGAGCGCGAGATGATGAAGTCGCAGCCCGCTGGTATCCCCAAGCGTCTTAAGATGACTCAGAATGTCAATAAGACTCAGGATACTGGTCTAGATTCTAATTATACCCTCGATTTAGATCATTTCTCTCTTTACGCGTCTCATCTAATTATCACAGTCGGTGGCGAGCCCGGCTGTGGTCTAGATACCGCAGAGCTTAAGCTAAATTCTTCGTCGTTCTCCGGTACGATCGATGCACAGCTTCTAGATGGAACTACTGCGGCGTCCCTTGGCCTGATTTCTAACTCGTTAGATAACGTCATGGCTACTAACATGAGAGACGCCGATCAGTCTAAAAAGTCTATTTACATCTTCCCCCTTGCGTCCCGCGCCTACGGCGGCTCGTCTGTACCCCTTAACCGTTTCGATAACATTAGACTGGTATTAAGTTTCTCCAAGGATTCTAAGGCTACATCGGTTAATGTAACATGTGTTGGTGAGACCACTTCCCTATTCAAGGGCGGTGCTTCTTCGCTTGCGATGTATTAAATACATTTATTAAATTCCCAGTCTAAATCTTTACATATCGACAACCATATTTTCTCTTGTTCAAATAATTTTTCTCTACTTTTAAGAAGGGGGAAATAAATTAAGTACTCGGGTTTGTCAAGTAATTCAAAAAATTTATATAGCGTATAAGAATAACTTAAAAAATTTTTTCTATCTTTGGGGCAATGATTCGCAAAGGGCTCTTGTATTTTGTTAAACATCTCAATTAATTTACCCTCTAAATCCTGTGAAATAATAAGCTGTTTATTTCCGGTTATACGATGGATTATATTTGGTATGTGTTCATAATACTTGTTTAGTTTTAATTTTTTAAGAAATTCTTTGATTTTATAATATGTAATTAAACTCTTATCTGTTAATCTTTCTTTTTTTATTTCGATTATTATCATAGATATAACATTATCTGGTATATAAGTACCTTCTCTACCCTGTATTTGAGTTATCCATTCTTTGAAATGACTAGTTCTTTTATAACTATAAGGTTTAATAAAGTCATGGGTCTCAGATACATTCCATTCTGGGGTGATAGAGACCGAATTTACTTCGGTTAATCCACAATTATAACATATATTTATCCCGGCTGACGCAACTTGATATGTATTACTATCGCAACTTTTACATGTATATAAATTTTGAGAATATTCTACAACATTAATCTCTTCCGGAAAACATTGTTTCATATACATTTTATAGTTATCCACATTCTTTTTTTCTAGACCCATTGTTACATATTTAAAAATACCCCCACCCTGATTATCTTCACTATTTTCTGTATATTCTACTCCGTCTATATTCTTAACAAATTCTATAGACTTATATAAATACTCTGTTAAATTTTCATTACTTTCCAGTGATTTAATTTTTTCATTTAATTCCCTG